GATGTAATTGTGTCCTTAACCATATTTATTTGACTACTTGGGATGTTAAAATCTAAGTAAAGATCTTGCAATCCAATCACATCGTTTGATTCAGGGAATGCCTGAACTTCAATAATATTATTTGGTTTATCTGTTGAAATAATATTTACTGTTGATAAATTAATTTCACCATGAACATAATCAACTACACCTGCAGATTTAACAACAACTATAGTTTCTCCAGCAGGATTTTTTCTTACGATTGATACTGTGCCAGTTAATTTATCTTCATTAGGTATATCAGTAAAGTAAACTGTTTCAATAGTTCCTAATATTTTAAATCCAGTGCTCTTTATATTCAAACCTTCAGGTTTTACATTAAACTGATTACCAAAACATAATTCATATTGTGCAAATTGATTGACTAACGCATTTAAATTACGACGTATCTTAATCCTCGTAATATTTGATGTGATTGCTTTGTCAATATTATCAACAACATTTAATACTTTACTGTACTTAAATCTTCCACCAAATTTATTGACATCACCTGACTTAGAATAAGTAGTGAGTGCTGACACTATCTTTGTCTTAAGATCATTTACTGTAGCGATCTTTGTTGAGTCATAATATATGAATGAATCAATTTCAACGTAAAGGACTTGTAAATCTATTATTTTCTGATTGATACCTGTGAGTGAATAACTTTTAAGTTTTCTTAAAATCTGAGTTTTATCAAAATCAGATACAAAATCACCATTTTTAGGTTTGATTGTAATCAACACAGTTCCAAACTGTGGAGGATCAACCTCTTCACCTCCAACAACTGATACACTTTCAGTATTTGGATAAACTTGTTGCACTATTGATTCATAATCCCTTGCTGTAACCGCCCTATATTGAGATGAATAGAGTCGAGGTGCAAAATACTTAATTGAATCCACACTCTCAATGTCTCCTCCGTTAGATGCCGGAGAGATAGTGTTTACAGTTGGAGTAAATGATGGAGTAATCACTTGACCAGAATCTCCTAGAAGACTTCCTGCAAAGTTAAAGAACTCAGGCCCATTACCTTCTGATCCAGATGTAACAACGTATTGAACAGTGATGACTGCACCATTTTCTGGTTTTCTTCCAAATATGCCATCACCAAATAGAAGTTCATACCTCTCATCCTGAACTTCCTGAATTAAATATGTATCTGATATGGATGTAATACCAACTATATTGTCGATCATCTTATATTGCTTACCTAATACCCCCGGAGACCCCACATAAGCGACAATTGATGATGTATCGATGTTTGCGTTGTCTAATACAAATCGTTGCTCTAGAGACCCGTCAACGATGAATTGTGATGTTAAGAATGTTCCTTCTAAAACATCGATTGGAGATGATACAGATCCAAAAGATGCTGTTGCGATTCCACTATTAACAGTAGTGCTTGCAACAATCTCTTCAGATATTGAAAACACTATATCTGAGTCATTTGATCGACCTACACACACTAGGCCTGGTTGTAGTTTAAATTCAGTGCTTGTAGAGTTTGCAGTGACGTTAAACGATATTGATGCTCTTGCAGCAGATTTTGAACGGGGTACATAACCTATATTTCTTGCCAACGAAACGACATTTTCTCTTAATGTTGCTGAATCTAGAAATGACTCATTTACAACAAGGTTAGAGTTGAACGCAGAGATATATGTGTTGTATGCCAGAGTGTCAATTAAGACTGAAAAGTTAGATCCTTCAAAGTCAAAGTCAGTAAAAATTGAATTTGCCCTTAAATAGTCTTTAATTTGTGTCTTAATCTGATCAAAGTCAAGATTAGTAAATTTAGTAACTGGCATTATCTTGTTGCTTTAAGTATGAATGAAAATTCTTGTTCTGGAAACGTTTGCCCAATAATATCGAAGAATACATTGACTTCAAATTCGTTTGTATCTGGTTTTGGGTTAACATTTACATCCAAATTGTTAACTCTTGGTTCAAAGTTTTCAATAGTTGTCTGAATTTGTCTTTCTATGATTGATGCTGTACCAAAATCAATAAAACCGGGTGCAGTTTCAAATAAACTATCTCTAACCTCTGATCCAAGTGCTGAATTAAAAAATCTTTCATTTGGAATTGTTTGCACAAGATTTCTTACAGATCTTTTAATTGCATCTGTATCTTTAAGTGCAGCAATATCATTAGTGATAGGATGTCTCTTAAAAGAAAGACTTATATCCCTAAATCCTTGTGATTTTTTAATTATCGCCATTAAACAATGGATTTTTATCTATTTATACCTATCTATTTAGCTGATTCATATTATAGTCATCAGAATCGAAATAATTTAGCAACCACCATGCTACAGAACGTGGATTTTTCGCTCCACAAGTG